AGCCGCAGTCTCGCACCTTCTTTCCGAACTCTTCGAGGTGGATTTCCTCGATGATCTGGCGGTCTTCTGGGCTGTATACTGAATCGTCCCCACCCGCTGCAATCAGCGAGCGGAGACGTGTCAGCTGTGTCATTGCCTCCTGGTAGTCCATGGCGCAATGGTTTTAAGGGTTACTCCGCCACCTCGAGGAGCGAGTCGAAGAGTGCCTTTCCGGCCTCGTAGGTCTCGCCGAGGTACATGCGGGAGATTGGTGCGGCTGTCTCGGTAAGCGTGTAGAGTCCGCCGCCGTAATAGTCGCCGTATGCGTTCTCGTCCAGGGCAGTGAGGGTGAGGCCGTTATGGTAGCCGAGAACCTCGAAGGCTGACGCGTGGTCTTTGCCTTTGTCCTTTCTCTCGACTACGGCCACGAACTCGCCATTGAGGAGCGGATCGACGAAGTTTCCGTACGTGTCGCGGTCGTTGTTGATTACCGCGATAACGAGGTTCTTCGTTACGCTCTTGTAATAGCTGTTATCCTCGAGGGCCGCGCTTGAGCCGGTGAAAGGCTCGCTGCCCATCTGGTGGATTTCGTAGCCTACCTTACCCGCGAGCAATCCGAGCGCAGTCAGTACGTTCTTTTTGCCATCGGCAAGGGTTACGTTGTTAAAGTCTATGTCCTCACGGTTGATGAGGACGGCGACGCGCTCGTAGCCCTTCGCCGGTAGGTTCGCGCAGTCTCCCTTTGGGATTCCCTGCTTGATGATTCCGTTGCAAATGCTCATGTCGTCCTCCTTCTTTGGTGGTTTAGTATGCTACGGCGGCGTATTCCTCAGCTACGACCTTGGCATCGATTGTGTCTGATGCGTAAATGTAGTTGTTGCGAGATACGTTGTCGAAGGTGATCTCAAGGTTTGCGATGCGCTCCTTTGACTTCGAGCCTGCGCGGAGGTTACCCTTCGAAGTGTAGATCACACGGAATGGCTTGTCGTAAGCGTCAGCGTGTGTCTGGTTCTTGAGGTACTCCTGGATGATCTCGTCGAACTGAGGCACTGCAAGGTATGTGATGCCCTGGTATGTTGTCTTCTGGATGCCAGCGAAGATTGTCTCCCACTGGAGGTCGCTGCCCTTGTTGTTGCTCTGGATGTCGAGCGAGAGCATGTCTGCGAACGCCTGAGTGGTGATGAATCTGCGGTCTGTCAGCTTGCGGAGCTTCATCGGTGTCTTGATGATGAGCTCGTTGAGCACGCCTGTCGCTGCGCCAGAGGCCTTCATAGCCTCGTACTGCGCATTTACTGTTGCGCCCTCATTTGCGGCGATTGGCACGCGTACGGTCTTGCCCTCTGTTACGCCTACGAAGAGCTGCTTCCAGATTCCGTCGATGAGGTTGAAGTGCTCAGCGTCCACGCCTTCCTTGAGTGTGCCGAGTGCGTCTACGTCTCCGAAGAAGATGAAGCGGATCATGAGGTCAGTGATTGCCTGCTCGAGCATTGGGCGTACGATGGTGTCCATGTACTCGGTGTCGGTCAAGTCAGCCACGTCTGTGCCGTTTGTTGCGTAATGCTCAGCTACGGTGCCCTCGAGGTCCTTGTAGCAGATCGCCTCTGCGATGACCCATTCTTTGAAAGCCCATGCCTTCTCTGAAGTCTCCACGAGGTTCTTGTCGTATGTCGGGTTACAGCCTTCGCCTGCCTTACCCAAGAGGCCCGGCTTGCCTACGAAACCGAGCTTTGCTCCGTTCTCCTGACCGAGCATGAATGTCACAAGCTCCCCGAGCTGGTCGTCCTGTGCGATCTCGAGGAAGATGAGTTCTGCGAGCTCACGGACTGCGCCATTCTTAGGCGTCAATCCTGAAAAATTAAGTCCTGCCATATCTGTGTCGTTGTTGGTTTAAGGGTTATTTCTTGGCCTTCTTCTTATCCTTGAGCGCTTTGAGGTCGGTCGCGATCTGCGACGCCTTTGGCTCCACGGTCTGCGCCTGGCGCTGGCGCTGCTCCGGCTTGTAGTTGGACTTTGTCGCCTTCTCGAGCCATGCCTTTCCGCCGGCCTTCTCTACCTTCGCGAGGACGGTCTTCTGGTCGTCGCTCATCTGGTTTGCCTCGAGCTCTGTGATGCGCGCCTGGAGACTTGCGATCTCTGCATCCTTGGCTGCGAGTTCGGCTTCGTGGTTGTCGTTGTTCTCGTCGAGCTCCTCCTCCTGCTCGCCGTCCGCATCGCGGATCTCAGTGATCGCTCCGTCAGCAATCACTATCGTGGTGCCGTCCGGCATGAGGTGCTCTCCGTCTGGAGTAGCAGCGTCGCCCACTGCAGGGTCTTCGCCCTCGGGCTTGTCGATGTTGATCTCGGTGCCGTCCTGAGAGGTCAGGACATATCCTACCGGGACCGGGTCTGCCTCCATCTTTACGGACAGACCGATTGCCTCCGCGAATGCCTTGAATGCAGAGGCGAGTGTCTTCTTGTTATCCATATCAGTCGAATTGGTGTTAGTCATAGCTGGACGCTTCCATCCTTTGGCCGAAGCGCTGACAGGCTCCAGGATCTCGTGAATGAATCCGAGCTCCTTAGCCTTCTCCATGTCCATAGGCTTGTCTTCCTTCATGATGGCTTCGAGGGTCTCCCGATCAGCTCCGGTGCGCTCGACCATGAAGTCGAGGGCGCGCCGGTTGTCCTCGTCCAGCTGCTGGGCGAGCTTCTCGAGGTCTTCCTTATGGTAAGCTCCGGAGAGCGTGTATTCAGGGTAGTAAGCATCGTGAATCAGCAGAGTGGCATGCTTGTATGCCTTGCGCTCAGATGCGGCCAGGAGAATGATGGAAGCCATTGACGAAGCCTGGCCTTCTATGGTCGCGGTGATCTTCTTACCGGTCATGCGGAGCTTGTCCACGATGCCCCAGCCTTCCGAGACTACGCCTCCCGGAGAGTTGAGACGCATGTCTATGACATCGTCATCCTCGGGAATGCTTGCGATGAAGTCGTCAATGCTGTTGAACGATACGCCGTCAATACCCATGTATTGCAAGAACACGCGGTCTTCTTCAGGCATTATGGCGCTGTATATCTTGAGAATCATGCTACAGAGTGTTTTACTCTGCAAAGAAAAGCAAAAGTGACGCAATAGGCGTCACTTTGTTATCGTTTTCGGCTATCACAACTTGATAGTAACCGGTTTTTCCATGCGGCGGAGGATCCGCCAGACTGTCGCTTCCGATATCACGTATCTTATCATGGCCTGATGGACGCAGTAGTCCATCTTGTTTCCGTCGCTCCGGAGCTTCTGGACGAAGCGGTATATCTCCGCATTCTTCCAGTCCTGGACGGTCACTCCCGCCATCGCGCATTCCTGAAGTATGCTCTCGTATCTCTCGACTAATTCATAACGTTTCATGACTGTCCTCCTATGGTGCTGATCTCATTGAGCTTGGTTACACGGTCCTGTACCTTGGTCACCTCGTCCACTCCCACTCTCAGGTTTACACTTTTCATGCCAGCCGCGACCGCTGATGCCAGGAAGTCGTATCCGTCACGCGATCCTCCGGCGGCCGGGTTGAAGGCGACGCCACCTCCTGCCTGGTTAAGCGAGGACAGGAGAGGCCCGAACATCGAAGTGCTCCTCGCGTTGATGACGCTCTCGCCGTTGCTGAGTCTTACCGGGATGCTGTCGCTGGTTCCTGTGCCCGGACCGGTGACATATCCTCCTGTGGCAAACTTGGCGCTCTTGACTGTCGAGATTGCCGAAGTGATGCCTCCGATGATCGTCGCTATCGTCGTTGCAATCGCAGCGAGGTTTGCCGGGAAAGGCACGGACATCGCCGAGCTGATACCCTTGGCAGTGGCGACTCCAGTCTCGATGGCAATCTGGGCGAGTGCAATCACTTTGGAGAGCTTTGTCAACTTCTTGTTTTCTTCGCCGAAGGTCTGAAGCATGCCCGCGATGCTACCGGCTACGGTACCGAATGCGGAGGCTGTGTCCATGGCCAGCTGCTGCTTTGCTTCCTCCTGCTCCTTCTGCTCCTCGAATGCCTGGTTGCGCGCTTCCTGTTCTGCCATGATGTTTTCCATCTCGGTCTGCAGGAGGGCGTCAGCTGCTGCTTGCGATTCCTCCTCCCAGGTAGTCTCGAGGTCGGTCATGTCCTTCGTGAACTGCTCACGTCTGAGCTTGATCAGTTCATCGGTACCTTCCTCGTTCGCCAGGCGCTGCATGTCCAGGTCGTATTCGGCCTTGAGTTGCGCGGCCTTCATTTGATACTCTTCCAGTGAGCCTTCTTCCACGAGTTTCAGCCTGGCGTCCACCTCGCGTTTCTTGATCTCCAGAGCCTTCTGGAGTTGCTCGTCGGTCATGCCGTTGGCCTTGATGAGTCCGGTGAGCTCTTCCTCAGCGGCGGTAACACTCGCTTCGCCCGCAGCCTTGGACTCCGATGCCAGCTGCTTCTTCGCTTCCACGAGCTGCGCGGTGAGTTCTCTTGATTTGTCAAAATAGGATCTTTCCGCGTCACGCATAGCGGCATATGACTGGGCGAGCGCGTCGTTCTCCTCCTTGCTGTTCTCCGCCAGCTTGGACTGCTCGACCTGTATGCGGTACCTCTCCTTCGCCAGCTCAAGCTCGCGCTTAGCTATCGCGTCCTCCTCCTTGAGCGCTTCTTCAAGGAATCCCACGCGCTCCTTGGCACTGTAGTTCAACTTGTCAGCGGCCTGTGCCTTGAGCTGCGATACCTTGAGCTGCGCGTCTGCGTTCTGCATGGTCACCTCGCGCTCGCGTTTCTGAAGCTCTATCTCATCCTTCACGAGCTGCTGCTCTGTCTTCATAGCTTCGTTGATCAGTCCGAGCTTGTCTGCCCACTCCGTCAGTTTGGTCACGACCTTGGCGATGCCTTCTCCGAGTTTCTGCATGACTACCTGCAGCAGACGGCCGCCCGCGTTCAGAGGAGCCAGGGCGATAGTCACAGATTGCATCGCAGCTTCCGAACTCTTGAGATTCTGGATGACCTTCTGGATGATTGTCACCAGGGCTCCCAGTATAGCAATGATCGGAGTGGATGACAGCGCCTGGAAGCCGTTCTTCGCTATGTTCAGTGGTCCTTGAAGGTTGCCCATGGATCCTCCCATGCGAGTGAATGCCTCGACAAATCCATTCGCATAGTTTCCGACGTTGCGATAGAATCTTCCTGTCTCGGCCTCGCTGTTCTTGAGCTGCACTGTGATGTCATTGATCTTCGCTTTCAGCTCCATCCCTGCCGCTGCCTTCCTCTCCTCTGCCGACAGCTCGTCATATTGCTTGGTCACGTTGCTCAGCTCCGCTCTGAGGGCGCGGAGGGACTTCTCCTTCTGGGTGTCCTGGAGAATGTTGTTCTGCACCTCCTTGCTGAGCTCCTGCATCTGGCGGCTGTAGGCCTTCGTTACCTCCTTGCTCTGCCCCATGGCCTTGTAATAGTCGGCCTGCGATATCTTGCCCTGCTTGAAGAGGTCCGTCAGGTCCTTCTGCTTCTGCTTCTGCTCGTCAATCAGCCTATTGTATTCGGCTATCGCGGTCACGGCCTTGTTGTTGTCCACGACCACTTCTAAGATCTTCGTTGTTGTGTCTGCCATATCTACGGTAATTGTAAGAGTTCCACTTTGCAGAGATCAGTCTCCGACGTCTGGATCTTGAGCACTGCGTAATAATGCCCATATTGGGCGAGGTATACAGGGCGAGAGAGGTCCAGCTGGGCGAGGTCCATTTCGTTCAGCCGGATGTTTGCTTCGATCACCACCGGTTTACGGATGACTTCCTGATATCTCGAAAGGTAAGTGCTTACTGCGCCCTGACTCTGAAGCTCGGGCCCGAATGTCAGGTTACGATATCCGCTGGAATCATACTTGAATCCGAAGATGCGCGGCTTGATGTCAATCTCCTCCAGTTCGACGTAGTAGTTGCCCTCATTGTCAAAGCCATCGCTGGTCTTATAGTGTCTCGCTTCGCCTCCGTTGGATCCTGCAAAGGGCAATTTCAATAGATCCTTAGAATCCTCGAGCGTCTGGTCATCGCATTCCAGGACGATATCGGGGGAGACGGGGAGAGCGACGTCTGATTCATACACGATGCGGTTCTTTTGCGCCAGGCCTTTGAGACTGTACGACAAATCGCGGATGCCTTCACCGCTTGCCATGTCAACCTTACTGCTCCAATCGAGTGCGTTCGTCTTGCTCAGGATATTCTCGTAGGTGTCCAGATGCAGGGACCCGTTGCGGACTATCGCTGCGATGCCAAACAAACCCATCAGTGCCTTCATGAAGTCATACTGACCTATGCTCGGCAGGTTCTCGGCTATCGGGAAGGTGTTCTGATGGGCAATCTGGATTGTGTCGTGAGGCCTGATCAAAGCAAAGACCGGGCGCACCGGGTCATACGCGCTGAAGGCGTACGAACCGTTGTCTGCCAAGCCCCTGATACGCAATCTGTAGTAATCATATGTTTCTTCTGCTCCCAGTCCCTCCATGCTCACGGTCTGGTCTATCAGATATCCACCGTCTTCCGTTCTTGTCGGCGTCAGGAGGATTTCGTTACCACTGTGGCTCAGTATGAGATACAAGTCCGGCGAGGCTCCTGTGATCTTGAGATTCAAGATGATGCGCAGCTCTTCAGTGGCGCCTCTCTGAAGGTAGGCGGACTCCGCCATCTCCGAAGTGATAGGGGCGTCCCATCCGAACGACCATCCTGAGAACCACCAGAAGGAGCCGGATCCGCTTGTAGTCTTCCACACGAGCGACGTAGCGCGTGCTCCGGATGTGATTTCCATGCCGAGATTCGGTTTGTGAGAAGGCGCCACCAGCAAGGCATGCGTCTTGAGAGCATTGGAAAGGGAACTGCCGATGCTGTACGGGATGCCAGCGTTTGCGAAGGTTCGCGTGAGCAATTCGTACAAGGTCACACTCGGGTGTCTCGCTGCATTGACATTCGGATATGCTCCTCCGAGCCCCGAGTTGTATTGAGCGTAGAACACCCCCAATGTAGTGGACTGCGTGGCGAGCGCTGCCCCTGACCACGACGGATTGAGGAATCCCGTGAGGTCAGTGAGCTTCTTCTTGGCGATACTCCATTCAGCGAGATTATCCACGGCATTCCAGACAAGCGCTATCTCGTAGGCGTCGTCCGTGCATGAGAGGACATGGGCGCGCCCTTCTCCGATGAGGTCTATGCCGTTCCTGTAATAGCGGGCGCTCAGATACTTGCGCACCTTCTGTGACTCATGTCCCGGGCGCCCGGGGTCGTCGAGGATCCTTGCGTTCCGGATGGTCTTCGGAATCTTTACCGTATAGGATCTCGACATGTGCAGCTGTCCGATCGTTCCGAACAGATTGCTGACGTATTCCAGCGTGATCTCGGTATCCGGTGAAAGGTCTACCTGCTGATTGTCTATGATGAGTTCCTGCGTCATAGCTTGATGGTATTACGTTCAGGGAGTTCTATGATGATCTCCAAGTCCTGGCGGCTCGGAGTGTTGCGTCGGATGCTTCGTTCGAAGGTGCCCGCTACGACATTGACCCTCTGCCACCTGGTAGATGTCGTTTCCTTGCCTGTCTTCGCGTCTCCTCCCTCGATCTCGGTGTCAAGATTAGCGCTGCTCTCGATGACGACTTCCGGCTCCTCCTCTTGCAGGGCGGTGCCGCCGTCAAAGATCGTGTCGGTGCCCTGGTCCTCCTGGGTCACCTGTGGCATGAGTCTCTCCACGACAGGAGAGGAGGCAAGGTCACACAAGTCATCGAATTCGTCAAGGCTGAGACCCACGGCTCCCAGCACCATCTCGCGTACCTCTCGATACGAGACCTTCTGAGAGTTCTGGTACACCGAGCTGACAAGAGCAGCGGGGTCCCCCGAGTAATAGCGCGAGAAGGAGTCCGTCTGGGCGGTCGTCACTCGCAGCTTGGAGTTCGTAAAGAGCCAGTAGCTCATCTCGCCCCTTCTGTTCAGCCAGCGCAGATAGGTGCCGTCACCAGGCTGGTGGCAATCCGGTATCAGAGTGATTGTCCTGAGCTCCTCCGGTGTCTCGGTTCCGTCCTGGATCCGGGAGCGCCATGTCAGGCCGAGGTTTCTCAGTGGCACTCCGGTCCTGAGCGAATTGATGAGCTCGCGTTCGCCCACTGCGCTCAGGGCGTTCATGAGGTTACACTCGTTGCAAGGCTTGTCAGGGCTGATGTCCGGGAATATGTAGGCGTCGTCAGTCACGAAGGCCACTTCTCCGTTTGCGTCCTTCCAGAGATTGAAGGTCTGAGGGAAGTTGACCCACAGGCGCCGCTGTGTATGCTCGCCGTAGATCTCGCCCTGGTCGAGCGCTCCGTACATTCCGATGATGTCCGAGGACACCTCCAGTGCGGTCATAGTGAGGCCTGCTGTCGTTGTGTATTTCACAGTAAGGGAGAAGGTCTCAGCGAGGCTGCCTCCGGAGTAAGCGCGACGCGTCACGATGTCCACGTCCGAGGCCAGCAGCTGCATGATGCGGCTGATGTCGAATTCCACGGACGACCCCAGTCTTGCCCGGGTCTCCGTGTAGGTCCTTCCGGAGCTGTGCGTGACGGCCACAGCTACAGAGGCCACGCTACCAGCGTTTGACGTGAAGGTCACGATGACCGGCTGGCGGGAATACATGAAGGCGACGCTGTTCGGGTAGTCAACCTTCACCGTGCGGGACGCCGTGTCCGTTATTGTTACCGTAGTGGTTCTCATAGGTCTATCTTGATGGGTTGGTTAATGATCAGTCTGTTCGTCACCAGCACCGCGTACTGATCGAGGACGCGGTCTCCGATGCGGTCGATGGTCTTCTGGAGTTCCGGCGAGTACACGTCTGCGCGTCCGCCCTCGCGGTAGAGCTTGGAGCCCTTGTGGATAATCGTGTGAGCGACAGCCCACTTGTTCAGGTCGAGGCCCTTGGCGTCTATCCATTCCCCGATGAGGTCGGCGAAGAACTTCGGCACCCGCTTCGGCGGTTTGCTCCACGGTCGGCTTCCGGTCTCCAGGGTAGCGAAGGCGCGGCGTCCCGTCAGGACTCCGGCATTTCCCTGCACGCTGACCTGCATGGAGTCACGGGTCTTGCCGGTCACGATCTGATCGGCGCGTCCCATGTTCTCCGCGATGCGCTTGCGGAGGTCCTCCAGCTCCTCGAGCAGGATCTTGCGTATATCCTCGCTCATCATGGCTTAGTCCTCACAGCGTCCAGGAATCTCGGTGGCATTGAAGTCCATGAGCACCCATACGAGGTTTCCGTCCTGCGTGTTGTACAGAACCTGATAGCTGAATTCGTTAATGCGCGCCCACAACCGGGATTCGTTCATCCTCTTGATGAGCTCGCGGCACATCCCGAGCAGGCACTCTACCGTCTCGAGGGTCTTCTCCGGATCCTCGTCGAACTTGATGGCGTCTGCGAAGCCCACCTGCACCCGTCGTGTCCTGACGTCTGCCTGGTAGTAAGGCGTAGCTGTGGTCGATTCGGTGCCCTCCGCCGTCTGGATATGCAGACACGCAGGCATCTGTCTGTCTCTGCGCATCCTGTCTGTCCGGGTATTCAGATAATACGGGGTGCCGTAGCAATAATTCGGGCACATTGTCAGCGCTATGCGCTTGATTTCCTTGTCTGTATTCATCGTTTGTTCGCTTTGTTCATGTTTGCCTGGATCCTCTGGTGTCTCTCTCTGTACTCCGCCTCCTCCATGTCGTTCTTGCGGCACTGCCATATACGCAGCCACGGCGTATTGAAGGCATCATCGTGGTCGCTGATGCCCATGCGACGTGCGTACCAGTCCGCGAGGCCGAACATGCCGAAGTTGAGCTTCTCGATTCCCGCCATGATCTCGGCGGCGGTGTGCTCCCTTGACAGTGAAGCGAACATGCCGGCGATGCGGTCCTGCTCCTTCACCACCATGTTGCGCAGTCCAAGCATCGGGAGAGCCGGTGCCTTCAGAGCCCACTCTGGCTCCTCGTCCAGAAGCACCTGGGCAATCGCCGCAAATATGCCCTTTTCCGCCCCGATGGACTCCAGCTGGATAAGTTGCCCCAGTGTGAGGTCGTTAAGGTCTTGCGGGGCTTCTTTGCGCCCGATTTGGGCCGGACACGCCACTTCCTTCAGCGCGTTCACCTGGTCTTCCTCCAGGTAGGGTTCCCATCGCAGCACGTCGGCCACGGTTTTCATCTTGAATCTTTGCATATGCTATCTCTTCAGTTTCGCTGTCCTCACTGTCGTGTTCTTAGGAGGGCGGAAGTCCGCCAGCTGCCCGAAGGCTGCATAGCGAATCGCGTCCATCGCGTGGTCGAAGTCCTTGATCGGCTGGTTCAACCTGTTGCCGTCGCGGTCCGTGTCCCACAGGTAGTTCCTGAACTCGTGGATTACGTTGGTGCTCGTCTTGGTGACGTACAAGGTCCAGCCCTGCATCCATGAGACCTGGAAGGTTATCTCCTTGCTCTTGTCGCTCGGCCACACGTTGAATCCCGCCAGCTTGATCTCGCTGTTGGCCTTCGGCTCCGCGCAGTCGGCGTAGAGCCTGGTGGACTTCTTCGGGAACCCGTGTGCGTTGAGCGCCTTGATGATGTCGAAGTTGTGCATGCCGGATCCGTAGAACATCTCGTCAATGTAGAGCGCCTTGCGTCTGGTGTCCGCGAGGATGTCCACGCCGGCGGTCTTGCTGTTCGTGAAGCCGTAGTCAAGGCCTCCGATGCGCACCAGTCCGTGAGGGTCCGGCATGCGGTCGATCTGCTGGAACTCGTAGATGACGCCCTCCAGCTGTCCGGTGAGGCCGAGACCGTAGACGCGCCACCAGTTGGCATTCTTCTTTCCACGCTCGATGTCCTCGATCTGCGCGGGGGTGAGGAACCTGTTGTCCTTGTAGGTGCTGACGACCGTGCGGAAGCGCGGATCCGTCGCGAGCTCGGTGTGCGCCCAGAACTCATGCGTCGGATTGTAGTCCACGATGACGAATTCACGCGTTCTGATCATCAGCTGGTTCGCTGTCTCCCATCGGATGTTCTGCCCCTCGTTAATGAACAAGATGTCCCTGGCTGGTCCGTGAACCTTACCAGGGCTGTCCGCTGAGAAGAACTCGATGATCGTGCCGGAGGGAAAAGAGAACACCCTGTCCGTCGCATTCCATCGCGGATCATCGCGCAGGGTGCCGGCGATGATGCCCTCGTCCTGGAGGATCTTCTCGAAGTCTCGGATTGCTCCCTTCTTCAGGTGTGGCAGGGTCTCTGAGACCACGGAGATGAGCTTCTTTGCCGAGAGGGCTACGGCGAGGAACACGAGGAACTGCAGCGCGGAGTAGGTCTTAGTGCTTCTCGTACCCCCACGGCTGTCCACGCCTCTGAGTCCGTCCCTGTAGGCCTTGGCTATCTCATCGAATACTCTCGTGGTCTCCATGCCCTGTTATTGCTTGTCCTTGTCTATGATGTCCTGCAGCACCTTGGCGGTCTCCTGGTTCGTCACGTTGATCGTCACGCCCTTGACCTCGGCGTTCATGTCGATCTCCTGCTTCTCCACGTAGCCGCGATGCTTGCCCTTGCACTTCAGGTAGAAGATCATGAGAGACTCGGAGCCCTTGTCGCCCCTGTCGATCTTTTTGAACATCTTCGTCTCCACGAAGTCCACGGCCATCTCAGAAATCTCCTTGCAGGCTGCGTCAAACTCTGGGTACATCTCGCGCCAGCGATAGATCGTGGAGCGCTTGACGCCGATCATCTCAGCTGCCGGAGTCACCACGCCCAGGGTCTTCTCGAAAGCCACGAGGAAGTCAGCCATGAGCTCCTTGCGTCTCGCGGCTGAGTACTTCTGCGCCTTGTGGTTTGCTACACTCATATCAGTTTATCTTTGTGGGGCTTTGCGCCCCTGTTCGTTCAATCTTGCGACGATCGCCAGTTCTCGCTCACTGAGCTCCCAGCGCTCCGCCTTCTCCCGCTTCGCCTTCTCCCGCTTCGCCTTCTCCCGCTCCGCCTTCTCGCGTTCCGCCTTCACCCTGTCGCTCACGATGTAGCCTTTGCCATAGATGGCCTTCCCTGAGGCCTTCTGGGAGTCGAGGCCGCTGATGCCCTCTGACTCCGCCACCGGCACGCTGAACTCAATGCCCAGACGTGACAGTAGGCCCACCCATGAACTCGTGATGATGCTCGGCGGGTACGAGTACTTCGGCAGCTGCTTCTTCAGCGTCTTCGTAAACTC